TCGGACTGTGCCGAGAAATCCGTGACCATCACCGGCGTGCCGCACGCCTGTGCTTCAAGTGCGGGGATACCGAACCCTTCGCCCATGCTCGTGAACAGGAGCACATCGAACGCGCTGTAGATCCACGACATCTGTTCGTTCGTGGTCGTACCCGCCAGGTACCGGTATTGGTCAGCGAACGTGATCGCATCCTCTGGAATGTCCCGAGCGGCGGCCAACGCCCGCAGATCGAGGCCGTCCTTGACCTTCCAGTTCGAATGCACGTACAGGTGCGCGTCCGGTGCGATCACATTCAGCACCCGAAACGCAGTGAACATCTCCGGGAACGCTTTACGCGACGGGGTCGCACCCTTGTTGTTGGCGACGATGCCCACAACGAACTTGTCGGGGTCCATGCCGCACTTGATCTTTGCTTCACGCGTCGGATGCGGCCGATAGACGTTCGTGTCAATACCGTGAGGCACGTACAGCGGGTCAAGGCCGGCACGCTGCAACTGCTGCTCACCGAACCTGGACATCGCGATCGGGATAGACCCGAAGTCCTTGAAGTGCTTGACCACAAGCGGCGGGGCTGGCATGTGATCGACCGGCACCCACACTGCCGTGTTCAGTTCCTCATAGAGGTCCGACCGGAGCGGCCACGCGTCATACAGGAACATGAGCAGTCCGGGGTCGCCGGCGAAGTGGTGCATTGCGTGGGCGGGGATCACATCGTTGGAGTAGTCCGACGATGCCGGATACACCTTGATGCCGTCCCACTCAAGGGGAGCCCCCTGCAGGCCATAGTTCGCGGCGATCGCAACGTCATGCCCGGCCTCAATGAACCGGGGCACGAACGCGGCGGTCTGTTGCCCGTAGCCGGTGGCAGCCCACGGTGCGTTAGATGCCCAGGTGATCTTCATCGCGTCTCAGCCTTCGGCCGCGACTGCTTCTTGTCAACGAGGATCACGTACTGGCCTTCGGCCTCGTACACGTCCACGATCGAGTGACCCTGCTTGATGAAGGACTTGAGAATGTCCTGCAACGCAGCAGCACCATTCATCGCAGTGCGATACACGTCTTGTGCCATTGATTCAGTTCTCCGGGGGACCGAGCGACTCAGTTGACGAGACGCAAATGGGCGTGACGAGCTGCGTACACAGCGGCGGCACGAAGGGTGTTGGCGTCGTCCTTGAACAGGCCGAGGCCGCTGTTGCAGTTATTGCAGAGAATCCCGCGCACGACGTCAGAGTCGTGGCAGTGGTCGATGCACCAGCCCTTGCCTCCGGGCCGATTCGTTCGACAGATCGCGCAACGATGACCCTGCGCCGCCCACATGGCGTCGTAGATGTCTTGTGTCAACCCGTACTTGCGAAGGCGACGCCGCTGCTCCATTTCGGGGCGATAGCGGCCATCAACTCGGCACGCATCGCATACAGCGATCCCCGGCCTCGTCGGGCAGCCAGGTTTGCCGCACTTACTGCACGGCCTCGTAGGCGCTCCACGCCGACGTTCGAGATCGGCTTCGCGTCCGCATTCTGGATTGCAGAACCGTTGGTGATTGGCGATCGGCTGATAGTCCGTACCGCACCTGTCGCAAGAGCGCCGGTCAATCTTGACCGCCTTGTACCGAGCTTTGCGTTGCTTCACGTCACGCGCGTTGCGGCACGCTTCAGAGCACACAACCTGCGACCCGTACCCGTAGTAGTGCGACTCGCACTCCACGCATGTACGCTGTTTCATGTCATCACCTCTTGCTAGGTGTTGGCCAGGCCCCCGGCCGTTCACGCGGTGCGGGGGTCACTTCATTTCAAGGGGTGCCGCCGGGCCGGTCCCCACCCGAAGGCAGAGACCGACCCCAACGACGATGAGCCAGAAGGCTCAGGTGGTGGGCTCGAGGAGCAGCTTGGCGCAGCCCGTCTTGTCCACGAGCTTCGAGTCCGTCCGCATAATCGCGCGCCAGCTGACCAGGTCAGAACTGAACGCGAACTCATCGGAACGCTCGACGCGGATGTTGCCCACGTCACGGATGAAGAACCCGCTGAAGTCACCGAACATGATCGGCTTCGTCGAAGCGGTACCGAGCGCAGCAACGTTCGGGTCCGTCACGACGGCGTAGCCCATGAAGCGGTCGGGCTGGCCGAGCTGAAGCGACGGCTCCCACAGGGGCCGGTTCGTCGTGTCGACAAGCTTCCTCAGCGCGCCAAGGGTGGCGTCCTTCATGAACCACTGAGCACCGTTCGCGCGGTACTCCTCGTTCACGGAGTAGATCATGTCGACGAGGTTCGCGTACGACGGAAGGCCCGTCGCAGCGGTCTGTGCGGTCGCACCCGTACCGAGCGCAGCAGCGAGACCCTCAGGGGCGTTCGAGCCGGTACCCGTCACGTACGCAGTGTCGGTCGCACGACCGAGCGCACGACCGAGGTCGCGAGCGAGGAAGCCGAGGAGGTCGACGCCAGTGTCCTGAAGCAGTTCCGAGGACACCTGGATCAGCTGGCCGTACTTGTACGCCCCAAGCGTGATCTTCCCGAACGCCGGGTCAGCCTCGGCCAGAGCCGTGCCCTCACCGACGATCGCAGCAGTACCGTGCGACGTGACAGTCGGAACGTCGATGCTCTCGCCACCCGTGGTGGTGAGGACGGTGACGCCGAGACGACGAACACCCGAGTAGACCTCGAGGTAGTCGTACAGCTGCCGCAGGAAAGTGGGCACAGTGTACCCTCCAGCGGTGGTCGTAACCTTGACGAGGTCACGGAAGTCCTGACCGGACGCGCCGGCACGGATCGCAGCCTTCTCGGCCGCGATCGAACGGAAGTCAAGGTCGAAGGACTTGCCGCCCTCGCCACGAACGAAGCGCGCGAACTCGTCGACCTCGACGGTGGAACGCTCCACCTGGTCGGTCTTGAGGATCTGCGCCCACTCGCTGCGGGCCTTGTCGTTCTCGGCGTCGCGCTCGAGGCGCTCCGTCCACGAACGGATCTCGGTGTCCTTGGCGTCGAGGTCAGCCCCGATGCGGTCAAACTTTTCCTGCTCCTCGGCGGTCAGGTCCCGGTTCTCGGTCGCTGCACGCTCGACAAGCTCACTGGCCTCGTTCCAGGCGCGCGCACGCGACTCGACGAGGCGATCAAGAAACTCCATCAGAGTTCCCCTTTCGAGGGTTGTAACGGATTGGGGTTACGCCCCGTTCGTCAAGGCGCCTTCGGTTACCCGTTCGTCAAGTAACCGGCCGGGTCGCACGCGCCATCAAGGCGAGTCGAGCCCGCACCACGCTCAGAGGCACCGACTGCCGTTCGTCAACAGTCGGGTCATCGTCCTCTGGCTGGTGGAGAAGGGTGGCCAGCGTTCCCGCCTTCGCGAGTTCGACAGCATCACCGACGCTCATCCCGCGGACTTCCGCGAGTGAACGCACCGCTTCGCCAAGGCCCGCATCAGACTGCGGGTAGGCGGGATACGTGACAGGGCTAACGTCCCCGTCGTTGAGGTCCACGGCTTCGAGAGTGCGAAGCGGGTACCCGTCGTTCGTTTGCGTCCATGCGTCGCGATTCACGTAGAACCCGAATGAGGACTGCGTAATGTCGCCACGCTCAATGCTGATCGTGAGGTCACGACCCACGGAAGTGTCGGGAACGTCGATCGAGTAGTAGAGACCCGACTCGTCCGTGGACAGGCGAACGGTGCCGGCGAGGGTACGACCGAGGATCAGGGACGGGTCATGGTTGAACAGGGCCCGCGTGTCCGGTGTCGCGGCGAGCGTGTCATCGAACGCACCCGGGGCGACCTGCTCAACGAAGCCGCCGAGGTTGCGGCTGACCTTGTTGAACACGGCCGCATGACCCTCGAGCGTGATACCACCCGTGGCCTGTGAGCGAACCGCGAGCTCAGTGTCGAACCAGCGACGTTCCATGCTTATGACTCCTGGTCAGAGGGCTTGGCCGTACTGGCCGAATCGGTAGACGGATCGGGACCAGGACTATCGGGGGAATCCTCGGCAGGTTCGACGGGCATGTCATTTGGAGCCCAATCGTGCGGGGCTTCCGTCCCGTGCAGGACCGCGTCGAGGGACCCGAAGTTGAGGGGGAAGAAGTATTCGTCGCCGTCGTCGATCGGCGGCATGTCCTCGAGGGCGCGAACCTCGTTCGGGCTCATCCACCCGTGCTCGAGCGCAGATGCGTAGAGATTGGCGCGGGATTCGGCGTCACCACGGAGCAGACCGTCGGTGTTGAACTTCACGTAGGTCGTGCGGGGCAGCAACTGTGAGAGCGCCTGCTCAATACGGACGAGATACGGCATGAGGGTGAACTTCACGAACCCGAGGGTCTGCTGCTCAATACCCGTACCCCACGACGTTGAACCGTCCACGTCACCGATCATGTGCGGCGGAACCCGATACACCTTGCCGGAGATGTCGCGGGCGTTCATCTTGCGCGTCTCGATGAACTGGGCTTCCTCAGGTGCGATCGTGATCGGACGCCACTTCAAGCCGCCCTGCAACACGGCAGGCTTACGACGACGGTGCCCCTGACGGGAAGTCCACGTCGCAGCCAACGTTTCCGCCTGCTCCGGGGTGAGCATCGCATCCGTCTCGAGCACACCCGACGGGGTCGCCGAGTCTCCGAAGAACCGGTTGCCGTACTCCTCAACAGCGAGCGCCCCACCGATCGACTCGGCGTGATACGAGATCGGAGAAAGTCCAATCGGACTACCCGGCGTCACGAACAGGGGAATGTGCAGCAGGTCATAGTTCGACACTCGCTGACCGCGCACCATCCACTGCCAGGACGTCCCGACAGGCACGATTTCCACATCGTCCGGGTGGACGAGTGGCAGTTCCGTGATCGTCCCAGCTGCGTTGCGCACGATCAGCGCGTACGCATTCCCACGCAGAGCCAATGAGGCGACGACGGCGTGTGTCCATGAGATCCACGACATGAACCGGGCCGGGGTTGAGATCATCGCCGGCTTCGGGTCAATCGTTTCCCGCGTCCCGTCCGGCAGTTTCCGGTACGCATCCACGGGGAGGGTCGCAACCATGTCCCCGAGGAGGCTCACACACCCGTACACGGTCGTCAGACGGAGCGCACTGTCCTCGCTGACGTACCGGCCAGCCGACGTAGCGGAACCGTCAAGGTCGAGTGCACGACCCCACACGTCCTGATAACTGATAGCGCGCTCCTCGTGAGGCGCGATGAGATGGCGGAGCAGACTCATGCAGACCTCGAGGCGTCAGCCGCCACAGCGAACAGGATTAGACAGGCACCAGCCACAATCAGGCCGAGCCAAGGGGCAAGCAACCACGCACCAGCAGCGATGAGCAGACCACCGACGATCTCAAGAATGGACGTCACCATTCGATGATCCCCGGCATGACAGTCTCCTCTTGGGCACGCGTCGCCCGGTCGTAAGCGATGATGGCGGCGATCCCAAGGTCGATCTTCCGACCCGAGTTCTTCGATTCTTTCGTCGGCCTGGCCCCACGGTTGTCCCGCTTCAGGACCATGTTCGCCATGTGTCGAGCGAGCCGAACGTCACCGTCATGGTGGAGCTGGTCGTCCATGATCGCGTCGTAGAACCGTTGCCATGCCGGCACGATCCGAGCCACCGCGTTCGTCGGCCACTCCACAATCGGTAGGCCCTCGTCAGCGAGGACTTCCATTGACCGTTGCCAACGGAACGGGTCACACACGACCTCGCGCACGTTGTACGTACGACACAACTCGACGAGACGAGCCTCAACCTCTTGGATCGGAACACGCCAATGCTCATCATCGGCGGGGCGTTCCCACGAATCGAGGACGAACACATACCCGTCAAGGGTGCAACCGACGATCGCGGTGGAGTCCCCGATGTACGAACCGTCAAACCCGATAACGATCGGTTCAGACTTAGGGACGTCGCGAGGTTCCTCGAGCTTCTCCCATGCACCGTGCGGCAACGCAGACTCGTTCGACACAACCCACACGTTCGTGCGCTTCGTCCGAAACTCAGACTCCGCAGTTCGGTTCACCGTCGACTCAAAGTCAACCTTCGCGACGATGTCATCAAACCCGGGGTTGGCTTCCGCCCACACTTTCGGGTCCCGATGATCGGCATCACTGCCAGCCTTCGGTTCCCACCAAGCGAAATAGAAACTCGGGTCGACGACCTCGCCTGAGGCGACGCGCTGCCCGTACTGGTAGAGGCGATACCCGATCGTTTCCTGCCCGAGACTGTTGGTCCTGGCCCCTGCGGTCGTGATCCCGACCATCAGCGGTTCCTTGCGGGAACCACCGGCGAGGGCCATCACGTTCCACAGGTCCTCGTTGATGACGTGAACCTCGTCCACGAGCACCATCGTCGGAGACAAACCCTCCTTGAGGGGGGCATCCGATGAGAGGACCCGCCACACGGAACCCGTACCGGTGTCCTCGATCGCATCCCGATACACCTTCGAGAGGCCCGAAAGTTCCTCGTTGAGTTCGATCATGCGACGCGCCGCACCGAACGTGATGCGCGCCTGCTCCCGATCACCAGCGACCGAGTAGACCTCGCCACCGTGGGGCCCGCAATACAGCGAGTAGAGCGCCAGCCCCGAGAGCAACGCAGACTTTCCGTTCTTGCGAGGCATCCCAATCAACGCCGACCGGTGACGCAGGTTCTTATTCGCGTCCTCAGCAAGCAGGTCGTTGATGAGGCGCTTCTGCCACGGCCTCAGCAGCAGCTTCTCGCCCACGCTGCCAGCGATCGAATCCTTGACAATGACCGCATAGTTCTCAATGAACTTCTGAGCCTCGTGACCGCGTGTGCGCGTCCTCGCTGGAACCGGAGAACGCCACCTAGGCGGCCAGCCCTTAGGAGCGGGCGGCACGGAGCTGCTGAAGCATGGTCGTCGCCTTCACTTCTGCGAGACCCAATCGGGACCGATCGGTAGGGGTAAACCCCATGAGGGAAAGTGCCTTGAGGTAGTCGCCATTCAACGTCTGGAAACCGCGAGCATCCTTCGGCTCACCGGTCACCATGAAACGCTCACGCGCCTTGTCGGTCATGTCCGCAAGCTCGCAACACCGAGTAACCAACGGCATGTCGGACTCAGGCGACAACCAGGTGATCCCGGCACTCCACGCAAGGTTCCACACGTACCGAGCAGCCGGGCCGAAGTGCGCCGGCGGCTCAAGATCGAGCGCATTGGCTGGCCGAAGCGCCACAGTCGTCGACGGAAGCGGCCGCCTGCCCGGATTCCCCAGTTTGCGCTTCTGCTCAAGCGGTTTCGGAGGGTTCGGCACGCGCTTCAACCACTTTCAGTGAAAACTTCTGAACTGCGATTTCCTGCGCCCTCC